TAAATTGAAAATTGAAATTAAAGATAATTGTCCTCTCAATAATTTTACTCCTTGTAAAAAATTTGACTGTGCTTGGTTTACTCAAATAAGAGGAACTCACCCTCAAACTGGTGAAGAAATTGACGAGTATGGCTGTGCTATTGCTATGCTTCCTTTATTACTGATAGAAAATTCTAGACAAAGTAGTCAAGCTGGTGCTGCAATAGAAAGCTTTAGAAATGAAATGGTTAAAGCTAATAATCTTAGTAATTTATTACAATTAAAGAAAAAGTAATGTACAACAAAGTTCAGTTTAGACCTGGTATAGATAAAGAAAATACTGAGTACGGCGCTGAAGGTTCATGGATAGATTGTGATAAAGTAAGATTTAGATTTGGACTTCCTCAAAAAATAGGAGGCTGGCTTAAAGTAGCAAGTTCAGCTATGGTAGGAGCTGTTAGAGGAATCAAGACTTGGTTTGATTTAGACGGAAGTCGATATATAGGTTTAGGAACTAATAAAAAAGTTTACATATTTAAC